CACGAATAATAAGATTGAAGTGACTGGTGGAGACCAAACAGTTATTGTCGAAGGTGCGGGTAATTTAGTATATAAAGGTAATTTAAACCTAGTCGTAAGTGGAGATTATAATGTTGATGTCGGGGGTAATTACAATGTAAATGTTGCGGGTAGTCACATTATGGGTATTCGTGATAATCATCGTACCTTTGTTTCAAATAACTCAGAATATGTGACTAAAGGAACTAAGTCTACTAAGACTATCGGAAAACATTCAGACATTATGTTATCAGATAATAATCAATTTGTCAAGGGTACACAAAAAAACTGGGTACAAGGTGAAGTTGAATTTAATTCAGAAAAGGGTATACTCATGACTGGTAAAGAGTCAGTTGCAGTGACATCGAAAGCAACCAACGTCACGGGTAGTGAAAAGTTATCGGTACTGGGTACTGCGGGTGATATCGGTGGTAAGTCAATTAACTTTACTGGTAAAGTATATCAAGGTAATGCAGGCCCTAAACCATATGCTAGTGATGCAGCCTTCTTTGGTTCTTTCTTTGGACAATCAACATCTGCGATGTTTTCTCGATTTGCATGGAAGGCAGAAAAGTCTAAATATGCAGAATTATCAGATGTTGCTAATGCGGCCTTTAAAGCAAATACTGCGGCAACTGGTGCTCCCGCATCGGTATCGGAGACTGATATACCAACTGGAGGCGCACCTGAAACTATAAACCAACAACAAGATTTAGCAGGTGCTCCATGGAGTGGTACTTTTGAAGAATGGCCTGTACCAGAAGTGGTCACTGCACTTGCGAATAATGGAGAGTTTGCAATACGTGACGTAGTGATTGATGAAGGAGATAAACTAAAAGATATTCTTGATTTAACAGATGATTACAATGGTATCTTTAACAAACACCCAAGTACCCAAGAAATACGTTCTGCGATGCGTAGTTCAGGTAATCGAAGTTCTTTACTTGGAAAACTCATGAGTGAAGAACGAGTTGGAGATAAATCCTTTACATCGACACCGCCTGCAATTGGTAGAACAAGTGGTAAAGAACCAACATCTAGGTTTGGATATACTCCAATAGGTAATGCAGTAGAAAATAGAGGAAAGAGGTTTACACCAAAATGATGATATTAGTTGACCCAGTATTTAATCCTAACTTTGCGGGACAGATAAGTTCTGCAACGAAGTTAGGGCCAGGTATAACCATTGCGAAGTTTCTTGGTGCATATGGAGATAGAACTCCTTTTGATTTTGTCGGAGATGAAACAACTCGACTATCAATTGCAAGACAATTATATTTACAATCAGAAATGATGCAAGTTATTAATAATAATATAGAACTATTCAATGATGTGCGATTGATTGTAAGTGAAGGTATTTACCGTGCAGGCCCAACTGAAACCTTATCAGGAGATTGTGAAAAGAAAAATAAAGGTCAATTAATTTATTATCAAGTTATAAATCAAGAAGGAACTATTGACTTTGAAAAAACATTTGAGATTGCAGAATACTGGAAAGACTACACAACTTATGAAAAAATTATACTGGACTATGACACTTACAATCCAGACGGGTCTTTGACCGCACAGATTGGTGTGGAAATGCCTGTTGTCGGAGAAACCTTTGATGCAAACTTTAGTAATAATGTAGAAACAGTATATAACAATGTACTACAAAGTGCAAATGAATTGGTAGAAATTAAAGAAAGTTAGTATAAATAGAATTATGGCAAGATACGCATATTCAAGAGAAGACCAAGGGGATTTAAATACTTCCACGGTACAGTCTGCACGAAATCAAAAGTTTATTGATATTGATTTAAACTTTACTGCAAAGGCAACTTCGGGAGACATATTTAAAAAAACCGACCAGGCCGCAGTTAAACAGTCAATAAAAAATTTATTGATGACGAATAAATTAGAAAAACCTTTTGAAGAAAATTTTGGTGCAGATATTGTTGGTATGTTATTTGAACTTGCAGACGGAGAAAATGATTATTTTTTAAAAAGAGAAATTATTAGAATAATACATTTTTATGAACCAAGAGTTCAGGTATTAGGTCTTACCGTACAAACTGACCCAGATTATCATAGACTGGGAGTAAAATTAGAATTTAAAATAATAAATACCCAAGAAGTTGTCGGGTTCACTACTAACTTAAGGAGATTAAGATAAGATGGCAACCACAATTCAATCAACCGCACTAGACTTTACTGCGATTAAAAACAATTTAAAAACTAGTTTAATTAAATCAACTGAGTTTTCTGATTATAACTTTGAAGCGTCTGGTCTATCAAATATATTAGATGTTCTTGCAACTAATACACATTTTAATGGTTTGATTGCTAACTTTGCATTGAATGAGTCTTATCTCGGAACTGCACAATTAAGAAGTTCTATTGTTTCACTTGCAGAAGGTATTGGTTATGTACCAGACTCGGTAAACGCCTCTCGTGCAATTGTTAATTTAACAACAAGTCTTGCGGGCGTTGCTGGTAGACCAAATAAAATAACAATACCGAGTGGATTTACCTTTAACAGCACAATAGACGGAGTTGCATATACTTTTCAGACTCAAGAAGATATTTCTGCAACAGATGACGGAAACGGAAGTTATGCGTTTCAAACTGCAGACGGTAGTGCAAACATAAACATTTTTGAAGGAACACAAACAACCAAAACATTCTTTATTACTGGACAAACTGAAAATTTTGCATATATTATTCCAGATGAAAACATGGATATTGATACTGCAGTTGTGACAAATTTTGAAACTGCGGCCTCTAGTTCGGGTACAACTTTCACAGATTTAAGAAATGCAACAAGTATTACAGAAAGTTCTAGAATTTATATATTAAAAGAAACTCCAAAAGGAGATTTTGAAATTACTTTTGGTAATGGTACAGTTCTTGGAGTATCTCCAGTTGCAGGCAATAAAGTCACAGTACAATATTTATCATGTAAAGGTGCAGACGCAAACGGTGGAAAATCTTTTACTCCAGTATCACAAATAAATGTTAATGGTGTAAATTACACAGTATCTTCTACTACAGTGTCAAACTCTTTTGGTGGTTCTCCAAAAGAAAGTATTGCATCTATAAGAACTACTGCACCATTCCAGTATGCAACTCAGAATAGAATGGTCACTGCGGAAGATTATGCAACTTTAGTACAAAGAAACTTTGGTTCATTATTAAGTGATATATCAGCTTTTGGTGGTGAAGATGCACTTAAACCAGAATTTGGTGTAATCTTTTTATCTTTATTATTCAGTGATGCAGTAGAAAACGACACGACTTCGGGTGAAACAATCAAACAAACAACAAAAGATGATATCGTTGCACTTGCAAAAGATTTATCGGTTGCATCTTTTGATGTTAAATTTACTGACCCAGTACAAACATTTATAGAAACTTCGGTATTTTTCCAGTTTAATCCTAACTTAACAACTCTTGCTGAAAACGCAATTAAAAATCAAGTTCAAGATGTTGTGTCTGATTACTTTAGTAGAAATACTGGTAAGTTTAAACAATCATTTAGAAGAAGTAATTTATTAACTTTGATAGATGCGGTAAGTCCGTCAGTTTTATCTTCTCGTTGCACAGTTGGAATGCAACAAAGAATTACTCCAACCTTGACTGCAATATCTGATTATACTTTAAGACTACCGCAATCTATTGCGATTGCAGATGATGTAAACAGAATTGTCACATCAACTGCGTTTACTTTTCAGAATAAAAACTGTATCATTAGAAACCGTTTAAATTCAAATGTTCTTGAAGTATTTGACAACGTAAACAATGAAACGGTGGTTGACAATGTTGGGTCATATACTGGAGACACTATAAGTATTATTGGATTACAAGTAGATGCAATACCAACGGGTGAAAGTTTCATTAAAATAACTGCAACTCCAGAAAACCAATCTTTTGTCACACCTTTTCGACAAGATGTTTTAAAACATGACTTACAAAGGTCTTTGGTTTCAGTGGTTGAAGTATCAACAGATGTATTAAACTAAAATGGGACATAAAACTG